ATTCTATGTGTTGGCGGTATTCTTCTTCATGAGTATATAATGGAGATAGATGATTATCCAATTGTGACATTAATGAACAGGCATAATCGCAATCCTTTCCCTATGAGCGATGTAAGGTTTGTGAAGCCGATTCAGGAATATATTAATAAAATAACGTCGCTTATAATTGCACATGCCAGTTCAAGCACAAATACCAAACTTCTTATCCCTCGCGGTTCCATGAATAGGAAACAGCTTGAGGAAGAATGGTCTAGGGCTGGTACTGGTGTAATAGAATATGATCCAGAGTTAGGTCAGCCGATTGTCGCGGGACCCATACCATTGCCTAATGAACTCTATAAGAACAGGGAAGACGCAAAAACAAGTATTTATCATATTTTAGGGATACATCCTTTACAGCATGGCGATCCATCGGCAGCTCCTCAGACTTATAAGGGTACAGTCGCTATTGATGAATATGCACAAAGAAGAATTAAATCAAAGCTGGATGACATTGATGAGGCTTTGAATCAGATTGGAAAGGTTGTTGTTCAATTAATACAGCAGACTTATACAGATGAAAAGATTATAAGGATTATGAAACCTGACGGCAGAATGAGTGAAATAAGTATGAATCAGCCAGTCTATGATGATTTTACTAATGAGATCATTGGCAGGGTAAATGATGTAACAATAGGAAATTATGATCTTATAGTGGTTTCAGGAAGCACACTGCCGTCTAACCGCTGGGCAAGGTTTGATTATTATATGCAGTTATTTACTGCTGGTATCATAGATGCTCAAGAAGTTTTAGAACAGACTGAAGTAGCAGATACTGAGGGCGTACTTGAAAGAACAAGTATAATTAAGCAACAACAGCAAGCTATAAAACAATTAGAAGAAGAGTTATCCAATGTTAAAGGAGATTTACAGACTGCGAATCGTAAGGCCGTAAACGCTTTACAGAGAGTTGAGGTAGAAAAGCATAAAACTGAGTTAAAAGGTAATGCAACTAAGGCTGAAGCGGCTGTAAGTTTATTCGATGCGAGATTGAGTGATGAATTAAATTTGATGAAGAAAGAAGAAAATTTGAAAAGACAACAAAACAAAACCGTTGCTGTGTCATAACAAACGGTTGGGAGTAAACAATGTCTGAAGAAACACAAAACGTGGATGCTGGAACTGACGAAACTCAATACCTTGATGGTCTTGGGGGTAGTAATGATCCAATCCAGGTAAGTGGAGGGGAACAACAGGCCCCAGAACCTGTTGATGAACTGGAAGCGTTTGATGAGAATCTTATGCCTCCAGAATTTGTTCAGGACGAACCCGCGTCCCCTGATGGCAATATTGAGCCAAAAGGCGATCAAGGTCGTTATGAATACTGGCAGAGTAAATATGACACTCTGGAAAGAGACTACAATAAGCAAATGGACGAGTTGAAAGGTTTGGAAAAAGTTGTTCCAATAGCCAACTATATTGAGAAAAATCCTCAAGTCCTTAAAGCTGTTGCTAGTGATCTTTCTGGTAATCCTCAACAGGTTTCCGCTGAAGGCGAATCTGCTGACTTACCAAAGAAGCCAAAGCGTCCAGTTAAACCTGCTAACTATGATCCATCTGAAGCCTATATGGATGTAGACAGTTCTAGCTATAAGTATAGAGAGAACCTGGATAACTATCGTGATGAAATGATAGATTATTCCGATCAGGCTGAAACTCACCGTGTTAGACAGCTTGAAGCCCAAGAGGCACAAGTTCGTCAAGCACAGAGAGAGTATGAAGCTCAAAAGGATGTAGATGAGATGCACAACAGCCTTGTCAATCAGTATGGCTATACGCCAGACAAAGCCAAGGAATTTGTTCAGTATTATACTTCTCCAGGTTCTGTTACTCTAGATAATCTTGTACGCTTGGACAAAATAAGGTCTGCACCCTCTCAGGCTGAAGTAGATCAAAGGCAAAAAGCTGAGAGTATGAAGCAAAAACAAACCAGGCTATCGGTACCGCCCCCTCCCGCAACTGGGACTGGGTATTCGGAACCGCAGCTAACTGAAGAAGATGCCTTTAATCTCGGCCTTATGCAAAATAAACGAGTTTAACAGATAGCCTCTATCGAGGCTTCTTAAAATAAAAAGAGGCAAAATAAAATGGCAAGTAATGCAAAAATCCTATCAGGAGCTTCAGGGGTCCTGTATGACGACAGACGAGATTTTTATATCCGTCCTAATGTAGTAAAAGAGCTATGGACTGATGTGACTCCTTTTACAACTGTGATCTCAAATCAGGCTACCGTTTCTGGTATGGCTGATCCACAGTTTAAAATGTTTGAGCATCGTAATCCGTGGCAAAAACAAGAAGCTCAAGCTGCTGCTGCGGCAGATGGGCAAGTAATCGCAAAAGACAACGCAGAAGATGACGTTGAATTAAAAGCGAGCTCTATTGTTGGATTGGAAGGCGTAGGAACAAATACTTCCTACAATAGTCATATCGGACTTCAAGTTGAGGTTTGGGATGATACAAAAACCACCAAAAGCGGTGTTTTGCTGATTACTGACATAGGCACTAATAAATGGGTTTGTAAGAATATGGGTGATACTGACATCACTATGGCTGAAGATGACTATTTAGTGGTTGTCGGTAATGCTTACGGTGAAGGCACAGTAGCTGGAACTGCATGGTCTGATGAACTGGCAGTAGTCTATAACCAATGTCAGATATTTAAAACACCATTGCAGATTACAGGAACTCTCCTGCAAGCTGCTCTTCGTGGTGAATCATCTGAATTGGCAAGACTGCGTGATCAGAAGTCACAGGAACACAAGATCCAGAAAGAGAGAGCGTTCTTATTTGGTCGCTCACCGATTAATTTAAGCGGTGGATTCCAGGACGGCAGTACTGCTTCTACAAATTATCATCTGTCAGATACTGACGGAAATCGTGTTCGTTCAACAATGGGTATTATTCCAGCGATTGAAAAGCATGGAGATAGTTCAGATAGTTCAGCTGATCAGAATGACTTTACCATAAGTGAAGCAAGTTACTCTTACGGTGATTTTGTGGATGATATGGAAAAAGTATTCCAGTATGTTCCTGAGCAGGGATTGAAACGTGCTTTCTGTGGACCAGGTGCTTTAAGCTATTGGTCTAAGATGGCAGGAAGTTCTGGCATGGCTGGTAATTCTGGCTGGACAGTCAACCTTGGCGATATGAAGCGCGATAGACTTGGTTTTAACTACCGAGTCCTTGAAACGCCTCATGGAGCTTTGCAGTTGATTCCAACTCCAGTACTTCGTGATGCTTACAATAAGTATATGCTTGTTGTTTCTGATGAGAACCTGTTTCATGCACAATACCGTGCGCCAAAGTTCCAGGCCAACATCTTAACAGATGATGCCTACGATGGTGTAAAAGATCAGTATTTTTCTGATGAAGGTATTGGCATCACTCTTATTGAGAGTCACAAACTGTTTACAATCACAGCTTAAGGAGGCTTAATTATGGCTAGACCTTTTTTAGGCGGTTCAACCGCTGTAATTAAAGCTGTCACTGCTGATACAACATTGCAGATTGCGGATACAGGAAAGACGGTTTTGATTGATGCAAGTGCAGCGGCCAATTTCACACTGACCTTACCTGCAACAGCTAAAAGTAAAGGTGTCTCTATTGACTTTTTACTTTCTGTGGCAAGTAATGCTGCCGCTCAGGTGCTGGTGACTTCAGATACTAATATAGTTGGTGCTGTGTCATTATGGGCTACGGGAGCTGAAACAGCTGTTGCATCAGGTGCAAGCAGAGGGTTCGGTGACGCATCAAAGGCTGGTTCATATATGAATCTGCTTTGTGATGGTACTCAGTGGCTGATTACAAGTGCGAGCAGTGATGTAGCATTTATTACTGCAATTGCATAAATACTAAATACTCGGGAGGGGTTTTTACTCCTCCTGAGGTTTAAAGGGTTATGACACAGAAACAAATGATAGATATGGTGCAGAGACACCATCCTGAACTCAATAGTACTGAAGTTCGCATATACCTTCAAGACGCATCTGATAAATTCTGCAAGGAAACAAGGATTCTCCAGGGTTATGCAAATTTCGATACTGTAGCAGATCAAAGATATTATAACTTAAATGATCTAGACGGGGATGATAGTACTGCTGATCAATATAGATTTATTGATGTAGAGAGGGTGGAGTTTTCTGGGTTTCAAATTGATAGATTAACATCTCCTCCTCAAAAAAGGAGTGATGCATAGTGGCTGATAAATCATCATCATTAAAGCATGTATGGTGGATTGAGACTAATAATGCCTTTGGGGTCTATAATCCTAGACTAGCAATAGCAAAAACAACTGTTACTGATAATGAGAGTAGTTATACATATGCAACTGCAGGTGAAACTGTAAGGGTATACGGAGCAGTTTATGATGAGACTTTTGTAGCTGCTGATAGTCCATCATTAGGTGGTGGAGTTGGGATGAATGATTCTCCAAATATCCCGTCTGAGTATCAAGAGGCATTTGTCCATTATGCTATAATGAAGGGTTATGAATCAAAAATGGGCAAAGAGCCTGATGCGATGCAAAAAGCTTTATATTTTAAAAAATACTGGGATGAATGTATTAGAATGGGAAAACAGGGGACCAATAAAGATTATTTGGATAATGCGAGTTATGTCATTACTCCTTCTGATGCGTTTTTGATGTAATATGGTTTCTTTCGTAACACAGATAGAGGATATGATTGGAACCGAAGTATTCAACGATGATGCTTTTGTCAGTCAAGCTATACAGGATATTGGTGCTGAGATCGTTAAAGTATCTCCTGAAGCTAGATTAAAAGAATGTTCATTAGAGGTCGCTGTAACATCAGGTGGTTATTCTGTATCTGGTAAAAGGGTACTTGAGGTCCATAAAAGTAATTATAGTGCTACTCAAATGACAGCAAGCAATGTAGCAAGGTCAAAGGATAGTGGTTCCATTTATTATGCGACTTCTACAGATCCTATTTATTATTTCGCAGATTCAAAAGTTTTTATTGTTATTGACGGGAGTGAAAATAGCGGCACTTTAGTATATGTTCCTTCGATACCAACATCTGATGGGGCTTCAGCTATTGTATATAATTCAACATCAATAGTTAATTTTCCAAGTGAAGCAGTTCATATTCTTGTTACAGGAGCTGCCGCAAAGTGTCTTCAGCAATTAATTTCGCTGAAAAATGAAAAATTACAAACTTATGTTCAAACAGAAGAAGATGTTGAACTAGCCCAGGCTGAATCCTTGGAAATCCAGTCTATCCAGGCACAGTATGCTCTTCTGGAAGGTCAATATCAAAAAAGTCTTCAATCATATTTACAACCAAACTAATCAACATGCCCATGAGAGATTCCACGCTCGGTAAGGCATAAGAAGGAGAAACAAGATGGGAAAACAAACATACTCAGTAGTAGAAACAGGCAACGTAGCACTTGGTCAAGGTGGGTCAGCTCATTTGGCAGCTGGTGAGGCTGTAACCAGTATAGGTACAGATGTTATTGTAGCTATTACAGTTCTTGAAGACACTACGTTTACAACACTAACTCAAACTAGTGCAATACATACAGGG